AACAAATCTATAATGTACAAAGTGATTTATTTTTTCTTTGTTCGGGTCATCTTGCTTATAGTTTCTACGGATACTCAGCACCTGTCTGGACTGTTGCTCAACAGTTACAATGTACGGACAGGCTTCTTCTTCATCTTCAATATTAAGATAGCAGTGTTGCTCTAGTAAAACATACTGTGGGTCATGGTCTGACATAGGAGACAAACCAATGATTGTATCCATCTTCTCACTGAAGGAGGTGGTGGGATAGGAAGCAGGAGAGCCTAGCTCAACATCTCCGTATACACCAGCCCTCATATCTCTTTGTAATTCTACTGGACTGCGATAGATCACATGCGTATAACGATCTGCATTGGAAAGGTCAGTTGCATAGTAAGACACATAGAACTGATCAATAGGAATAAACTCTGACTTAGGACGCTTCACGGTGGCATCATAGTACAGCTTTTTAAATGCAGAACCAATCAGCGGTAAATGGAACAGCATTCTTTCAAACTCGTCAAAGTATTCCGGCATCTGTTCAGTAAGCTGATAGTTCATGAAGTTCTGAACACGGTTAGCTTGTAGTTCTTTTTCAGTAGTTGACTTACCCATGATCCTAGCTTTGACAGGACCATTAGCAGGGAACAACTCTCCAGATGCTTTAGATTGAAACTTAACCGCTGATTCAATTAAGAGAGGATGCACAGCAGTACATGCACCTTCAAAAGGTTCTGATCCCTGCTCTAGCTTTAAACCTAGAAGATCAAAGCCACGTTCAAACATAGACTCCCAATCTGCACGAGAATCTTTGTCAGCCTCAAAGTTTTCTATTATATCACCAGCAATCTCTGCTAGTTCATCCTCGTCCATCTTCTCTGCCATATTGCCATACCATTCAGCAATATCTTCAGAGGCTTCCATCTCTATATTATCAGAGAAGTCTACAATAACACCACCATCTTCCGCAACCTCAAAGGTAGCATCAATATCTTCTGTCTCAGGAGCAAGAGGAACTACATTTGTTTCTTGTTCTGGTATACGATCAAAAGGATTACGTTCTGTTGCCATCATGCAACTCCTAACATTCTTTTAGCGGCATCTTCGCTAATGTTATAAATATTTGCTATACGACTTATTCTTGATGGTGGTGTTGTATCTCTGACAGGAAAAGACGGAGCAGGTGTTTCAATAACTTCTTCTTTTTCTTTTATAACTGGTTTTTCTACGGGCGGTGGTGCCATTTGTTGAGGACCATCAATTCCATAATCATAAACATCAGTGGGTCCAGTAAATCCTATATCTGTATCTGTTGGAGCAGCTATTCCAGTTGCTGAACTTGAACCTATACCAAATGAGCCGGGAGCCATTGTATCTTGTGCAGGACCAAAAAAGTCAACTGCTGTTTCTTGATAAGATGGAATAACATCAGGCAACTCTGGTAGTTCAAAACCTGTTGCTTTTTCAACTGCATCTATTGTATGACCTAGAACACCCTTACCAGTTCCTGACAATGCGATATCACTTATCACACCAATAGGACTTCCAGCTATCGCTGTTTGAACACCAAAACCAATACCTTGTGCTAATCCTCTTTGTGCTTCTGCTTCTCTAAAATCTGCTTGCGGTCCTACAGGAGCATTAAGTTCAAAACCCATAGACTGAACATCTGTTATTGAAAGTTGATTATCTGGAGAAGATTTAGCATTATATTCAGTTAAAGCTTCTACTGCTGTAAGGCTAGGATTTTCTTTAGCAAACTCTGCAAATAAAGATTTATTAGTGCTTGATTGGTCTGTGCCAGCACCTGTTAAAGAATTAGGATCATACTCATCTCTGTCTAATCCTTGAGGACTACGTGCTTCAAATGGTCCTCTGTAACCAAGACCAAAAGTTTTAAGATTTTGTTCTTCCAGCTTATTCATTTCTGGAATACCTAAACCTGTAAAAGCTCTAGCATTTAATAAATCTTGAGCAGTTGTTGTCATACCTTTTTGATTTAATTCATTAAGAATATCCATAGCATATTGAGCATCAGTTTTTGTTTGTCCTGTTTCTAGGTCATAGTAACCTTCAGCATACGCATCAATACCAGCCATCGGACCTAAGTCAACTCCCGGCAGTCCAGCAACATCAGCAAAATCTCCTGCGAACATGCCGGGATCTTGTATTTGATCAAACTCTTCATCTTCAGAATAACCTACGCCTCTTGAGTCCTCCTCTGATTCTGCTTCTGCTGCCGCTTCTTCCGCTGCTGCTGCTTCGGCTTCTGCTGCTTCACCCTCTATATCATCATAGTCTGCAAAATCATAGGATGGAACACCTTTAGTTCCTTTGCGTGGTTTACCAGCACCACCCATAGATTTTAGGAGATCGCTCTCAGCCTCAGTTATGTAGGCAAGTTTGTGGGGTTGCCCCTTAATATTCTTTTTTCGTGGTAAGGAAGTTAATCCTGCCATAGTATTCCCCTTCTAGTCATGCTATTATTATAGCACACTTTTTCTGTTTTCCCAAATCATACATTCCAGTATGTAGCAGCTTTCTGTCTTGGGACATCATCATACTCTGGATCATCAGGATGTGTCAGATGCCATGAGTCTTTCATATAGTGGATTGCCATCGTTAAGGCATCCACTTGGTCATCATGTGCAGCATTGGGAAAACGTATCAGTTCTTCTATTAGATCGTCTGCCCACTTCTTGCCCTTGGGTATCCAGAGACGACCAGCCTCCATTATGGGAGTAGCCGCATAGACTCTGGAGGTCTTGTCTCTGTCTGGCAGATACTCCATTACAGGTAGGCCACCTCTACGCATGTCCTGTATGAGAGATTGGCCTGAAGCTTTCTTTTCCACCATGCAGACATCAGGTCTATGTTGGTTATACAGCTTCTGCGCCAGCCGCCTCAGTTCTGGATATTCAAAGCGGCCCTTGATGTTACCCAGCAGTATCAGGTGAGGTGCAAAGTCTTCGTAGCCCTCATCTGTCTGATTGTACATGTAGAAGATACCCCATGTCTGTATTACGCTGTAGTCAGCGGTACTTGCCGTGGAGAACGCAGTATCAAATGTTTGTATAACAAAATCACATGTAGGTGGATCACCATATTCCCAATCCTTAATCCAGCGTTTCTTTATGATACCACCCTCTTCCGGTGTGGGGTCTTGCATGTACAGGGCATTCCAGTACCTGCTACCGTTGCTGGCCTTGATCTCGTTCTCGTCTACCTTCAGTACATGATCTGGTTTCCACTCAGGAAAGTAGCTGGTGCCTACAGGTAGATCAAGAAGCTCTGATGCGTCCTCGTCAACCCATGCAGGTATTTTTACAACATCCCACGGTATTGTTTCATAGTCAGGCATGTTCTCCTGTTGCTTGAGAAGCCAGCCACAGAGATCGTCATAGTGATATCGGGTGTTGATTATTACGATGGCCCCGTCAGGCATGATACGTGTGCGTAGACCTGCGGGATACCATTCCTTGATAAAGCGCCTACCTGCGCTAGAGATCGCATCCTCTTCCGACATTGCATCGTCTAGGATTGCCACATGTGCGCCTCGACCTGCAATCTGAGATCGGACACCAGCGGCATAGTAGGTTCCATTCTGGTTTGTCTTCCACTTACCTGCTGCCCTGACATCGCTACGTAGGGCCACCCCTCTGAATACCTTTGAGAACTCTTCGGTGTTAACAATATCTCTTACTGATCTACCAAAGTCACTGGCAAGTTGATCACTGTGAGATATTGTCAGTAGCTCATGTTCAGGGTTTCTACCTATGTACCATGCAGGAAACAGTTTAGAACATACAACAGACTTGGAGGACCGTGGTGGTAAAAACACCATCAGTCTTTTTATTTCTCCGTTTTCTACTTTTTGTAGTTTCTCTGATATAACTTCAATGTGGCGACCCATTCTAAAGTCGGATACAATAGTAGGTGCCATCAATCTAACAAAAGATAGGAAGTCATCGTTACATTGAGTGTTAACCTGTTGGGATAACAATCCTTGAAGGTTAACGAATGTTTCTATATAGTTACTATTTAAATTCTCCATAGTAATATTATACACTATAATGTAGAGTTCTACAATAGAGATATATAAAATATATTAAAAAAATACTATAAAGTAACTAATTAGTACCGCTTTGTGGTATTTATGCAACAGCTATAGATATCTTTTTTTATATTGATGACAGGTCCGTAG